AACGCTATTAAAAATTTTTTTGTTCGTCAATACCATAAGATTCGTCTTTCCAGCACCTTTACTAAAACAATTTGCATGATTTTTTTTGCTTTCGCCCTTATTTCTCTGATTTCTTATTATTATTTCCGCTCCTCAGTTAATCTTTTCTCTGAGGAGATTCAAGAACAGGGTCGCGGCAAGAAGAACCAACATGCTCGAGATCTTCGTGGAGCAGGTTTTGGAGCGAAAGCTAAAATGGGATTCCACAAATCCTCTGATTTCAAGGAGAGGCATGAGTCCCAGCCGAAATCTGAACTTCGCGAAAAACTTTTCGATGATTCTCTTTTGGACAGTCGGAAAAAAAAACAGACTTTTCTCTTTTATGGAGATATAGATTCTGCTCAACTTGTCAGTTTAACTGAAGAAAGTGAGGCTATTCTTGCAGGCACTATTTTGTTGCCATTTGGAGTTTCCATGAGAGAGCTTGAAGATGAATCTCGTCATAAGTCTATTTTTACTGATCTCCAAGATTCTTCCCTCCTTCCGGTTGAAGTTCATGTTGCTGCTAAAGATATGCCCAAGCTTCAGCGTCTTTTTGATCGGATCAAGCGTGTTTACGATAAGGATTTGAGAATTTCCAGTTTCCATCCCATTTATGAGAAAAATTCGCTTGGTCATCCGATTTTTGATTCTTCTTTTGCCATCAGTATTCGAGTCCCTTTTGATTTGAGTGAATCGTTAAGCAATTTTCTTCGCCACGACGAAGTTCCCATTGCGGAAATTAATCGTTTAAGGGGTCAAGATCCTATTTTGGATGCTCTCATCGATCGCGCTGATGTTGTTTCGGGTGGGAAACGTTTGCGTCATTTTGACGAGAACTCTTTATTTTCTTTTTTGCAAGGTTCTTTTCCTGGAGCTACAGACAGACAGCGTGAAAATATCCAAAAGTTTAAAGCTCGTCTTGAATTGGCAAAGCCTCAAAGTTCACTTTCTATTATGAAGAGACAGCCCTCCACCTCTGAGTGGGGTACTAGACCTCTTAAAAAGAAAGATGATGAGGAAAAAAAGATATTTTCCCAATCAAACATTGCTACTGTTGATCGACCTCTTGGCGATGCTTGCCCCAATAAGTTCTGCAAACTTTCCAATTGCCCTTTCTTTCATAAGGGAGTTGACAAGAAAATGAAGTATGTTCCTGGTAAATCTTTCGATAGTCCTTTACCTACCTCCAACATTTACACTGTTTTGGAGGAGATACCCGATGAAATTGATTTGCCGAAACCTTCTGAATTGATTGCCGAGCAACGTGCTTTCAAAAGCTTACCAATGGCTGGTGCTGTTCGTGTTTGCACAGCCAATGGCAGAAGTTTTGTTAGCGGAGCTTTTTTGACTCCCGCCGGCGTCCTTATCAGCACTCACAGCGTTTTTGCGACTTTGAATGATAATATCACTTTTGCTGTTGAGGCTTACCAATTCAAAGTTTTTTATGAGGACGAACTTGGGGCTATGGTTTGGTTGCCTTTGAATCTCACTGGCCGTTATATTTTTTTGACTGGAGCCGATCCAACTCGTGCCAACATTTCTCAAGCTGCTGTTCTTGAGGTTGACACTAAGAAGACCAAGCATTACAATCGTCTCATGGCTCAAATTAATGCCGGGGGACATTTTTCGAAACCTCCGGTTGGAATTACTCAAAATTTGACCATGCTTTCTTGCCAGGATCCTTTACGACCTATGCACATTCATATCCAACAAAGCAGAATTTCTGACAAAGGTTTTCTTTATTCTGATTTTGACACTGCTTTTGGAGAATCGGGTTGTGCTTATTTTTCTTCTACCGGCGAGGTCAATCCTGACACCGGTGTCACTACCGGGATTTGTTCACTTGTTGCCGTTCATCATGGTCGCTCTATTGGCGATGCCACGAATCGGGCAATCGCCTATATTCTCACACCTGTTGATCGTGCCATAATTATGTCTAATTTGGCTTTTGAGAGATCGCATGAGTTTTATGGGGTCGGAGAATCCATAAATCGTGCTCTGACTTCTGTTGGAGCTACCATTTCTGATTCTATTCCAGATCCAAAAAACCTTTAGGCGAGTCAACGGTTTCTTCTCTTTTTAGGATTGGTTTTGACCCTTCCTTCAACCCTATACCCGTTGACTCGCGTTCTGTCAATTCCACTTTGATAAACGCGGCTCGAGAATTAGGTTTTGCACCTTCACGGCATACTATCACTCCTGGTAAAATTAACCATCTTTTGGCTGATTTTTTTAAAAACGGAAAACCTAGAGTGATAACTTGTGATATTTCCGTTCTTTCCAAAGCAATCAGTTGTTATAAGCAGCGATATCCTGTTTTTTCCAAAGTCCCTTTGGGGACTTTGAACGCTGCTATTGACGACATGACTGGCTCCTCTTCTGTTGGCAAACAATTTCGCTCTCATATTAGATGGAAAGCTTTCGCTTTGAAGAAAAAACGCGACCTTCTAGTTCAGGAGGTCCGCGATGAGCTCACCCTTGAGGTTGAGAATGTTTTTTCTGGTCGTGGCCAAATGGAAATTTGGGGTACTTCTCCCAAATTTGAAGTCAGGCCTAACGACAAGATTTTTTCTCCTATTCCTAAGGAACGCACTTTTATGGGTTGCTCTCCTCTTATGTACATTGTCACCCACATCCTTTGGAATAATATTCTTTTGAGATTTGATGATTTGAGTAAGCGCAAAAGTATTCAAGATTTTCCTCTTCAAAATCTCCAATTTTTTAATCCTTTTCGAGGTGGCGTTGATGCTCTTGTTTCTCGATTGCACCACGCCAAGCATGATCCTTTTTATTCTAGTGATTTCACCTCTTTGGATTCATCTGGACATGAGGCTTCTTTTACACATTGGTTTTTTTCCGTTATCATTGACAATTTTTATTCTGATTTGACGGGGACTGTTGTGATTAATGGTACCTCATATGGATTTCGGCATGCTCTCAATTGGGCTAGGTTCAATCTTTTAAATAAGATTGTACTTGGCCCTGATGGTTATTATTATTTTCTAGTAGGTAGGGAACCTTCTGGTTTTTTTCTCACCCTTTTTAATAATACTTTGGCCACTGAGCTTTGCTATTATTACGCGCTTTTGCGCCATGGTTTTTTTGGGTTGAATTTTATGCATCACGCTATATCCAACCCTTCCTGTTTTTTTTGGTGATGATTCGTTGATTCGATTCCCTAAGGGTTTGACTTTTGATGTCATTAAACCTTACATTAATGAGCTTGGATTTGTCTTTGCTCTTGAATGTCAAGAGGGCCCTTTGAGAACCCAGTCTTTTTTGAATTCAACATTTGCTCTTGCTGTCATTTTCAATGTCTTTAATTGTTATGTCTTTAAACCGAAC